TCGCATGATACCGTACCACTGCTCTTCAGTGACAATGCTGACGTAGATTCTGTGTAGTCCTGGTCCCATGGTTTATTATAGCAGAAATCAATCCCAAGTGCGATGTTTTTCGGCAATCCACTCTTTGCCATCATACTCTTCGATTTGCCATTCTACATCAGCAGGTATTTGCACTATCTTGAGATCAGCACAACGACCGCTGGCGTCCGAGCCTAGTTCTTGCACCACTTGTACCAAAACTGGATCATCACGATCCAAGTCTCGATCAGAAAATATTTGTTGGCTGTGCAGTTGGTTGTGCAGTTGACGTTCAGATATGCTCATAGCATGCCAAGTTTCAGCATCGGGCTCTACTAGTTGTTGATCCTCAGGAACCAACCAGTAAGTGGGACCTATGATACTTCCAAATCGCTCATTGTGTCGGATCCAGTGTTGCAAGCCTTGAATCTCAAGATAACGTTCAATGGCATGTGAACTCAAACCAAAACCGCCATGTTGTGTGTTTATAACAACATAGCGGACGCCTTGGATTTGATTAAGTAGTTGTTTTTGCTCTGGGCTTAGATTTGGATCTTCAAGTGCTTTCATACGTTGCCCAAGTATTGGTTTCATCATCCCAGTGTCGGTTATCTACTATACGCAAATCCACAGTCCACCCACCAACATTGAAAGTAACCCAAGGTCCGGCATGATCTGTTTGACGCCAGTTAAGATCTACAGCCAGTTCAAACCAGTTGAACATGTATCGACTAAACTGTAGTTCAACGAACTTGTGCGTGGTCAACTTCCTGGCACCTGCCCAAAGATTTTGAAAAGGCTTACAAGGAAAAGGATTGCGTAAACGAATACCAAAGTCTATCATAGTTTTTCTCCTGCTTCCCAACCACGGAATCTCACAAACCTAGGGAAACGCAGGCTGTAAGTACCATCCTGATTTTGGGTCACCGCATCAGCTTGGATTTCAACCACTCGACCAACAAGGTCAGTCCGGGCTGACCAATACTCATCACGATTGCTATCAGACAAACCGCTACCAACATTAACACGGATATCTCGTTCATTGTCAACTCCTTCACAAATAATAGCACCCAGTCGTCCGGCATTGCGACCGGTGCCTTCTTCAAACCCAACAATATTTAAATCCACAGTGATCGTGGGTTTCCATTTCATCCAAAAACTGCTACGCTTACATTCGTAAGGCGCATCCACTGACTTGATCATGATACCTTCGTAGCCCGCTGTCACAGCATCTTCAGCAAAACGACGCATGATATCGTGCCCTTCACTGGTGTCTAGATCAACATCCATGCCAGGCATCACACGAACGCATGGACTGTTATCAATGGCTTCACGACTGTCTTCAAGAATCTGGGTGCGCTTGTGTTGCTGTGCATTCCAAAACCCACGTTCAAAATCAGCAATGGGCAGAATGTCAAACACATAATAAGTCATGCCTTCTGTCTGAGCATCGCTTTTGCGGTGTGCTTGACGCATGAGTTGTTGGAAACTCTCGCCCACAATCTCACCATCTAGTACAAAAGGTCCTTTGGTAGTGAGACTGATTTGATCGCGAAAAGTTTCAATGGCTTCTGCCACCTGCGGAAAGTTGTCAAAAGGTTTGCCATTACGACTGTAGAGATTTACTGTGTTCTTTGTGACCACGGCCAGCACACGCACACCATCCAGCTTGCACTCAATACGCTTGTTGCCTTTGAGCTTGCTTTGATGGTCGTTGGAGTCTGTGGCCAGCTGACAGGTAAACACAGGAACCTTCCATTCTGAGTTGCCCAGCACTTTGTTCAGTGTTTTTTCACTGATACCACATCGCAGGTCTTTGATCAGTACACGGCGGGCCAGACCGTTCCACTCCGCGGAGTCAAATCGATTGGCCAGTTCTTCTATCTTGTCTTTTGCCTTGCCGCCAGTGATGCTACGAGTACGCAGAGCTTCTGTTAGAGCCCAGAACTCAGTCCAGGGATTTTCCTGGCCTGTGAGGTCTGAGGTTTCAGGAACTTTCTTTACACCATAGACGAAATAAGGATTATAGGTCAGGTAGCAGTTGTATAAAAAACACTGCGCCCCTGCCGAGCCCAATCGGGCCGCTATTAGAGCCTTTTCGATCACTGCTTCTTTGTGTAGTCTAGAATCCGAGCCTTCGAGATCTTGTATCCAATCTGCCGCCACTTTTAATCCATTGTATTTTTTATCTTGCCTGTTGTGAGCCTGTGTCATGCCTGTACCTTTTTATTTAAACCAAGTTCACTTGGAAATCAATATCCATTTTTTGCATGCGACTATCGTAAACAGAAGTCCGACTGGCAAAGCCATCAATACCTTCACGTGCAATGCGTTCAAGAGCAGTCCATACTGCCACACGCTGTTCAGTGAAACACATTTCAGTCATGCCTTTGACAGTGGTGTAAAACCCTACACCGTTGACAATGACACGGACTCGTTGGCTGTTATTCAGTCCAGCAATGATTCTTTTTTCACGCATGTCAAACTCCTAATCTGTTACTGTATTCTATTATTATAGCAAAATGGCTATTTCTGGTCAACCAAAGAAAAACCCTGCATTTAGCAGGGTCTTTACTGAGTTAGTGAGTACTAACTTCGTATTACCAGTGCTTCTGCTTGTTCTTTGGTGTACTGATTGGGCGACAAGGTACCTGGTTCTTCAATGGTATTGGTGGGCACCGATGTGTCCTGCTCAAGTCCTGCTCGAGCTATCCGTTCAGAATTTCTTCCTTCACGCATGGCAGCAATGATGGCTTGTCCTCCCAGGCTGTTGGCCACTGCCACACGTTCAAGCCACATGGCTGGGCCACCAAACTCTGTTCGCTTTCCATATTCGGGAAGTTGCTCTGCAAAACTCATTGCCACGGTATTGTTGGGCAATATGTCAGTGGCAACAAGATCAATTCTTTGTCTGTTGAGAGTCTCGCGACCCAGCTGATCTTGCCAGGCATTTTCGTTGTTATACACTGTCTGAGCAGTTGGATAGTTGTTGATTATGTCCACATTGGCCAGAGCAGTGAAAGGGATGATACCATTGATCCAAGCATCCTCGTAGGCTTCTTCAGCAGTGGCAAAAGGACCATAGGTTCCGGCTGCGGCCCAACCCGCTGGTATTTCTACTTCCCACTCAGGAGGATCAAACTCTGTGGGTGCTACATTGACAGGTCCAAACGTACCTAGACTAAACTCCTGTATTGTTTCATAGATGCCTTGAACTTGTGTAAACTCATCGAATGCGCCAACTGAGTCTAACTCAGCCAACTTTGTGGAGTTGTCTTGTAGATATGATCCACTGTTGTATCCTGCGGCAAATCCAATCACGTCAGATACTACCAGTTGCCCAAGAGCACCTGTGCCCAAAGGAATATCATAGTCTTGATTGTATTGAGAATCCCAATAATCAAGCACACCCTGCGGAATGTACTGAGTTTGATTTTGAATCAACGGCAGGTCTTCAAGATTTTCCAGCCCGCTGATAGTCACAGCCAAGGCCTCTGTTGAGGAGTTTTGTATGCCTTTGAGTTGTAGCAAACTGCGAGACAAGGCATCGTTGGCCACTGCAAGATCGTCAGGTATGATACCTTTGAGATCTTGCCCTAGATGATTGAGTTGAGGGTTTACAGCACCCGATTCATCTTCGTAGATAGCACGGAATCCCACACTGGCGGTTCTCACTGGAGTGGTCAGTGTGGTATAACTCTTGCCAAATAACCTAGTGGGATTGAGAAGATCTTGACCTGTGAGAACTGTTGACTGGGTGTTGTTGAGAATGGCTTTGACTTGAGATACTTCTGTGGAAGATAATGTACCAAGCTGAGTGTAGATGTCTTTTTGTATTGTGGGAGGGAGGTTAGCACCTGTTCTGGCCAAGGTATTAAGGTCTACTCCCAAGTCTCTCAACGTGACATTACGAGTAATGTCTGTGAGTCCAATGGTAGCTTTACCACCAGTGACCACAGAGTACGCTGAAGTTATCACATTATACCCAAGCTCTTGTGCTGTCTTTTCGCTGACTTTGATGTTTCCTAGTTTTTCATACATAGGGCCCAAGGTTCCATTGTTTTCCATGTTGGCCATGAGCTGACCTGGCGATCCCATGTTTTTTAGATTCTCCCAGCTCACTGTATCGCCCAGTCCAGAAATGTCATCCCCTAGACCCTTGACCCAGTTTGATACTCCAGTGACTCCAGCTGTGATGGTGTTATCCATGCTGGTAAAAGTTTTTTCAAGATACTTTGAACCACGCTCGGCAGCGTTGACAAAACTATTGGCAGTGTCAGCGTAACTTTGTGCCGAGCTGAATATGCTACCTAATATTTTAGGATCACCAGTGATGGCACCTGCAACAAATGTGCCTGTGCCGCCAAGAGTGGTCGAAGCCCACGTAACGCCAGTTTGGATAGCAGTGGTAAAGGCCTGTTCAGTGACTGTTTTTAAAAACTGTGCTGTCTTTGGACCGTAGGTTCCCACAGTGCTCATAAACACTTCATTGCCGGCAGCCACTGGTGCAGTGGAGATAGTGTTCCAGGCATCTCTCATGGGCTGTGTAAATTCTAGCACAGCGTCTTTCATCTCGCCCAAGGTTTGTGTGAGACTGCTGTACCAACCTTGACTGGTGGTTGTCAACAGGCCTTGTGATGTGGCCTGCGCTGTGCTCATGACCTGACTGGTACCATCAGGAAAAAACACAGTGACTTCGTTGAGTGAACCCAATGCCTCAGCACCACCAATGGGTGCGGCTCCAAACACTTCCGACAGGCCGCCGTTGGCAATAAACGAGCCAGCCGCGGTCATAACAATCGAGGTTAACGCACCTGCGCAGGACATGTTAGCTTCCTACTATTACGTCAAGGCTGCCAAAAGCTCGAGGATGGAAGCAAGTGTCTGGCGAGCCTACATACACAATGGGTTTGCCTTCAGCAGTAACTGAAAGACTGCCCAAGGTAGTGGCCGCTAGGCAATGTATTTTTCCTTTGGGGCAAGGAGGATGCGGTGTGACAATGGTGCCTGTGGTACAGGCCGGGCGGCCATTGATCAGCACACTCATTGCTCCAGGGAACACTGCAAGTCCCCCTGCTATGTTTGGATCTCCGATTCTTACTGCTGGTGGCATATTTTATCCTGTTATGATTTGCTTGGCAGCAGGAGTCACGATACCTGTAGTAGCTTCAATATATTTGGCTCTTACATCTTCGCGTGTCTCTGCTGACAGCGCAATACTAGCAGTATTTATATGCACATTTTTGTCAGAATTTGAGGAGAACAAACAAGGCATCATTTGCAGTCCTTGTGGGCCCAACACCATGCTAATGGGTTGAGCAACTTCTATAGTGTCAGGAGTTTTGTTATAGATCTTGGCAGTGATTTCCTCACCGCTGATCAGTTTGAAAGTATAGATTTCGTTGAGTTGTAAATGATTCATAAGGTTCCTAGGTTATCAGTAAGGCCCAGGCGAGTACGAATCTCGTCTGTGCTCAGCTTACTTAAACCTTGAAACCCACCTTCTACAAATAACTTGCCTTGGTGATAAATCTGTGGAACTGTGCGATGTCCTTGTTCCATGATAAACTCACGGGCTGTGTTGTCTTCATCAATCTTGACTTCTTCAAAAGCAATGCTTTTATTTTTTAACAATGCCTTGGCTTGATCGCAAAATGGGCAGTGTTTTTTTGAATATACTGTCAACAACATTATAAACTCATTCCTGTAAATGTATTTGAATCAACGTCTTGTTTGGTGCCGCCTATGACATAGCTGGTAATCTCTGTTTCTTGAGGAGCTACCTGTACATCGCCACCAGCAATCCATTTCTGTGTCCATGGCAGTGGATTTGATCCACC